CTACCCATATTGAAAGGAGTTCCTGAAATGTGGATCCTAACGTGTACGTCAGCTCTCAAAAAAGCGTAATTTCGCAATTTGGCACGTACGCTAGGATCTCTTAGATATAAACTCATAGGTAGAATCGTAGCAAAGATATCGGCATCCTGACCAAATACCCCCGAATATACGTTGATGGGGCGTTTGAAAAAATTGTCAGGATCAAGATTTTCTTTAGGGAGAAGTGGCTTGACACTAGCAGTTCCGAAATTACGTTGATCTTCTGCCATTCCGGCGTGATCAATGATATTTTCTTCTGTGATAACATGTTGGCCAGTGGCTTCTTTCTCCCAATCAGCTTGTCCTTCGACATTCATCAGATTCTTCTTTCGAGAATAGGATCGTTGCAAATACGCTATTGTTCCTTCTAGTTCCCTTTTCCTACGCATGTATTTCAAATAGGGAATCGCGTGTAGGTGGAATTTGGGATCTGTCATAAACAAAGCGCAACGCTCTATATCCTCAGGGGTTGTGCCAGGGCACGGGTTTGGAACTTCTTTTAATTCGGCGAGTTCCTCGATCATTCTGTCGATCGTCCTTAGCACTAAATGCAAAGCTGGCCATTATTCTTTTCCATGAATTCGACCAAAAATTCATGTCGTATGGGCTGCCCAATATTTTAAAAGGAGGGTTCCAGCGTCCTTCTTCCATGATACCTTACGGTAGTCCATGCATCCTGTCTTCCTGGGGTTACAGGTCTTAACTTCCCACATTGGATCTTTTTTACACTCGCCCTACGAGAAACCTGCAAGCAGGAGTAGCCCCCAAAGGGACTACTGTCGGTTGGGGGAGAGTGTCAAAATATCCATGCACCTGTCATAGGTGAATAGATCATTATTGACAATCTCAGGATTGGCAAACTGAAACGAACCACATATCGTATCAAACAAAGCTTCACGAAACCTCTTTACGTCAACATCATGAAACATAAGCTCCAATAATACTGAATTAGAAGACTGCACAGCTTGTTGATATGGAGTGACACAATCACTAGGTAGTGTCCAACTCAGAGTTTTCAGTAGTGAATTCATATCCAG